ACTGTAGTAAAAGATGATTCAAATTTTGTATCATTTTCTAAATTAATTCGGTGTGTAAATAATACTCCAAGTAAATCTAAAAAAATTAATTGTGAAGAACCTAGAGCGCCGCCTCCTCCTCAACAAGCCCCTCCTCCTCCTCAACAACCTCCTCCTCAATCTCCTCCTCAGCAACCAACACCTCAACAACCACCACCTCAGCAACCAACACCTCAGCAACCAACACCTCAGCAACCACCACCTCAGCAACCACCACCCCCTCCTTCTAGACCACCTACTCCACCGCCTCAACAACCACCGCCTCAACAACCACCACCTCAGCAACCACCACCTCAGCAACCAACACCCCCTCCTTCTAGACCGCCTACTCCTCCACCTCAACAACCTCCACCTCAACAACCTCCACCTGCTCCACCTCAACAACCACCAACAACTCCTGTTCCAGATACACCCGAAGATATGAGTGAAACTTTTGAAGAATATCAAAAACTTATTGATGAAAATAAAGAACTAGAGGAAAAAATATTAGATTTAACAAAAAAAATGGGTTATTATGATAATATAATAAATAAATTAGGAAAGAAAAAGAAGGAAAATTTATCTGTTGAAGATTTAGCTAAGTTAAAACATGCTCAAAAAGAAAAAAGTAAATTACAAAAACAAATTACTTCATTAAATAATAGACAAAAAGAAATAAAAAATAAAATTTTAAATAATAAATTAGGAAAACCTAAAATACCAAAAGATGAGAATGCCCAGGAAATTCAAAAACCAAACGTTAGTGATATGTTATCAAAGAAACAAGAAATACAAGCTATAATATCACAAATACAAATATTACAAAAAGAAATTCTCTCTGAACAAGAAAAAATAGAGTCTAATATTAAAAATGTTAATCAAGATTTAAGAGGTGAATTAAAACAATTATTAAATAAATTAAAAGGTGAATATCAAAATTTAGAAAAATTAGCTTCTCCAAGACAAGGAATTGGCAGAGATGCTCAATATTATATGACATTTGGAAAAGGAAATAATGGTAGCACGCGTTTATTAGATGTTCAAGGTCCAATTGGGATAAATGCTAATGAATTACTTTCATTATTAAATAGTAGCTCACAATAATAAAAAAAATATTTGTATATATTAATGAGATTTCTTAGTGTAGCATTTCTTATATTATTAATAATAATTATAATAAATTTAGTAAATAAAAAATCTTGTGAAGGATTTGATAATAGTGAAAACTATAATTCATGTGTTAGCAAAGGATTTTCTAAAGAATTTTGTTTACAAACACCATCTGCTATGTTTTTCCCAGGAACTTGTAGATGCGACAATGGTTCAATAGGTTATTATTTACCAGGTTTTGGTGGAAAATGTATGTGTGGATATTATAATTAATCAGAACGACTCCTATAAATCATATATCTCATTTTTTTCATCTTCATTTAATTCACTATTATTTATTATACCATGTAGATTTTTTACAGAATTTGAACGGCGAAGCCTTTAAATTGGTTGTCTACGTGTAGTAGTCATTCTTGACAAATTGATAAAATAATTCTTTTCTTTTTTTATTTAATTAAAATTAAAAAGTATTTCAATTTTAATTAATTTATTTATTTTTTTGCTTTACCAAGTTGTAAACCAAAATTAATCAGATGATATAGCATAATAATAATTATCATATTTTACTTCATTTTTGATACTTCTACTCATTTTAGATGCTGAAATATTTTCTTCTAATGCTGCTTTTGCTATAGATTCCCATATATTTAATATTGTTTTGGTTTTTAAATCAAGTTTACATACTTTTTTACCACCATTACTCTTTGAGATTCTTACATTTGTATCGTTATTCAAACTAATACCATAATATCCTTCATATGTAAAATTATCATTATGTAAATGAACTGTTCCTTTTAAAACATATTCGCAATTATTAAGATATGTTTTTAATTCTTTTACTTCATTATTATTAATTTCTATATTAAGTTTATTTTTGTAATTTTTATATTCTTCTAATAATTTTGAATTAGCTGCTCTATGATTTGGAGAGAAAGAACAATTTTCAAATAAAAAATTTTCTGTTATATTATTTATTTCTTTCTTTTTATAATTAATTGTTTTTAATGCTATGCCCTTAAATCCATGAACGCATTGATTTTTTTGTTGATTTTGTAATCTACATGCTAAAAAACGCGTTCTTAAATATTTATTAAATTCTTCAAATAATAATTTTTTTGGTTTCTCTCCGTTCCAAATTCTAAATTGTCCAATAATATCTCCAGAATCCACTTCTACATCATTTCTTACAATACAACATTCATCTATAAATTTATTAAATTTTTTATTTAGCTCATTATCTTCTATAAGTGAGTTATTATAAACAACTGTTTTTTCTATATTTTCAACAGTTTCTTCTTTTAATAACTTAATAGAATTTTCTAATTTTTCAATTAATTCATTTTTTTCATTCAACTCTAATTCATAATTTTTTATTTTTTCTTCTGAAATAGTTAGTGTATTAAATAATTCTTCGTTTTCTTTTTTTAAATTAGAATTTTCTTCTAATAATTTATTGAAATTTTCAATACTATATGTCTTTTCAGAAATAATATCTTTAATATATTTTGAAAGGCGATTAATAGTAAAATAGGTTTCATCATATGCTAATATTTCATTCTTATTTTTTCCATTTATTTCAATAGTTCGCATATGATTTTTTATTTTTGAATATGCTTTTATTGTATTTTCTATTTCTTGTCTATTATGAACCTTGAAAACATCACGAAGAATAAAGTTATTATATGTTTTATGATGGTCTTGAACTCTTAAAGGAAGGTTATTACTATGTCCAAATTTAATTAATTTTTCTCCTTTTTCATTTGTATTATCAATAGTTCCAAAATAAATACATTCTGTATTTACAGGAAATTGAGATACAAGAGTTTTTTCAATAGTTTTATATTTATCTTGATTCGCATTTTTAATAATGTTGTCTTTTATTAATAATTTATTTTTCATTTCTGTTGCTTCTTCTTCTAATACTTCTTGAATAAGTTCTTCTAATTTAATATAATATTCATGAATTTCATCTGCTTTTTTTGTCTGTGCTTTTAAGCATAACGATTTAAATGTTTTAATGTTTAAATAAAATTTTTGAATATTATGACCTCCGCTGCCTTTATTTTTTGCTACCGTAGGCGCGGTAGCAAAATTTTGTTTATTACTAATTTCAATATTTGTTTGCTTTCCCACTAGGGAAAGCGATTTTTTATAATCTTTTTCATTTACATTTTTTGCTTCTCCTAGATGAGAAGCAAAATATTTATAATCTTTATCTAATATGAAAAATTTTTCCAATAATCGAATAGAGTTAAATTTACTATTGAATCCTAACCATTTCCATATATTATCTAAATCTATAATATAATCTTCTGTTTTATGATAATTCAAATAACTATAAAAACTAGTTATAAATATTTGTTGTTCATTATCCGAAAAGTTTTTTTTTACTTTTTCTAAAAATTTATTATTATGAGTATCAGACAATTTTGTAATAGGGTTATTAGTAATCAAATCAACAATATCTAAACTAGACATTATTTATAATTATAATTATACATATTTCTTTAAGTTTTATTTGTTTTTATATTTGAAAGCAAATTTATAAAAACAAATTCTTTATTAAAAGAATATAAAAGAAAATAGATAGTTATTATATAAATAGTATTACCATTTATTCTTTTTTACATTGATTTTTGGACCTTTACGCTTATTATTTGATGCTGAATTTGGGTCATACATTTCATCTTCATCATCTGAGCCAAGATTCTTAGACATTTCCCAGAATTCTTTGGAACCTAACTTGAAATCTTTGTGCGGTTCCGCTTTATACCAGAAAATTTGGTCTTGTAATTTATTAGAATTAACATTGTTATTGATTACCAAGCACTCATAATTTTCTGTGCATTGGTCCATGACTTGACAAAATGCCTCAAAAGTTGGAAACATACCAGCATAATTTTCATAAATACGCTTTCGATTTGCGATATATGGTTCTCTTAAAATGAAGACGTAATCAATGTTAGTTCTGAGTGTCGGTGGAATGCCTAAAGGATATTGCATGGTAATCACTAGCATGATTTTCCAATGACGTCCATTCATGAACAAAAGTCTCATCATCTTATCACGAGACCATGTATTGTCATAAAGGCAATCATCTAAAATAACAAATGCACGAGGGTCAATAGAAGTTTTTCTATAATTTTCTAAGTCTTGTTTAACTCTTTTTAGGACTGTTTTTTGACGTTTTAATATATTCTCAATAATAACTGTATTATATTCTTCATGAATAAATAATTTGGGAACATGACTACCATAGAAACCGTTTCCAGCTTCAGTTCCAGATATTACTGTTCCAATTGGTATATCTTGATGATAATAAAGTAAATCTCTTACTAAATAACTCTTTCCAGTATCACGACGACCA